GTGAAAAAGAAGTACAAGATGCAAAGTTTGATCTTGCATTGGGAGGTATAGGTGCTTTGATGCAGATAAACGATGCTTTTGCAGGTCAGACAGAAGCACAACAAAAGAAATCTTTTGAAAGGAATAAAAAATTACAAATTGCTCAAGCTTTGATTTCAGCAAGTCAAGGGATTGTAAATATACTCTCTGCTTCTTCGCTTATTCCCGAACCTTTAGCAACGATTTATAAGGCGGGGCAAATAGGAATATTAGCGGGAGTAACGGCAGCACAAATATCAAAGATTAGTCAAGCTCAATTTTCTGGTGGAGGAAGTTTAAATACTCCTAATATTTCAGGAGGTGGAAACTTTGGAGGAGGTGCACCTCAACTTCAGCCTATTACAAATACTTCGACATTAGTGCCTCAAGAGGCTCAACAGGTTTATGTAACAGAAACAGATATTAGTAATACTCAAAATAAGGTAGCAGTCATTGAAGGACAGGCGACCATTAAATAAATATAATTATGGAACTATTAGAATTAATAATTGACGAAGAAGATGAGAGCGGTGTAGATTACATTGCACTTGTAGATCAACCTGCCGTAGAGAAATTATGGTTGGCTTTCAATAAACAGAAGGAAATAGATTTAAAATTTAAGATCCAAGATGCAGACAAAAGAATTGTATCCGGTTTTTTTATGATTGCAGACCTCCCAATAATGAGAGCAAATGAAAATGGAGAGAAATTTTATGTAGTATTTAAAAAAGATACTATAAATAAAATTGTTAATAAATTTTTCAAGCAAGGATATTCAAACAATATAAACATCATGCACGATAAAAGTAATGAAGCAAACGGGGTGTATGTAATTGAAAGTTTAATCATTGACAAGGAAAGAGGTATTAATACTCCAAAAGGATTTGATGAAGTGCCTGACGGAAGTTGGTGGGGATCAATGAGAGTGGAAAACGATTTAGTCTGGCAGCAAATAAAAGATGGCGTATTTAATGGCTTTAGTGTAGAAGGGCTTTTTAGTCAAGATAACCCGAGAGATATTAAAGAAAAAATAATCACGAAAATACGGGACGTAGTAAAAAATTATAAAAAAAAGTAATATATTTTTTAAAAAGTTAATTATTTCACATATATAGTATTAAAGACTTTAACTTATGAATGACGTTAGACAATTATTTCAAGACATTAAAAGTGTATTTAAATCCGAAGGTGTAGATATAGAAACACCAACGAAGGAAACAGAAAAAGTAACTTCAACAGATGAAAAAGAAGATACTGAAACAGAAGTAAAAGAAACTACAAAAGAAAAATTCGAAGATGTTGTACTCGAGGATGGATCGGTAGCTCAAATCGAGCCAGACGTATCTTTAGGTGCTGCAATGGTCGTAGCAATCGAAGACGAGTTAGTTCCTGCTCCTGATGGAGATTGGGCTTTGGCAGACGGAAGGGTTGTAACAACTGAAGGCGGAGTAATTGTAGCAGTTTCAGAGCCAGAGCTTGAAGAAGACGAAGAAGTGCCTTCTGTAACAGAAGAAGTAGAAGAAGTTGAGGTAATGAAAAACAAACCTTTAACTGAAGATCAAAGAAAAGAGGCTAAAAAAATCATTGAGTCAATAATTACTGAAAAGCATTTTTCTACAAAAGAAGATTACGAGGTAATATTAGATACTAATATTAAATTAGCTTCAAAAGTGGCAAAGTTAGAAACTGCGTTTGCGGGATTATTAGAATTAACGGAAAAGTTGGTAAATGAGCCAACTACAAATTCTGTTAAAAAACAAAAAAGCGGATTCCAGAAATTGAAAAAAAATGGGAAATCTGATTTAATAGATAAATTGAAATCAAAAAATATTATTAACTAAATAAAAACTTAAAATTATGGCATTCGATGTAAGCGCATTACCAGCGTACACAGAACAAAATGCAATGGAGCTTATTGTAGCTTCAGTTGCTGAAGGACAATTGGCGAGGTATTCGCAAATTCAAACGGGAGTAAAAAGCCCGACTACAATTAACATTCTTGACACCGATGTCGTATTTCAGACGGACGGTTGTTCGAGATCAGCAGACGGGACTACAACTTTAACTCAGCGTACTATTACTCCGGGAGCAGTCGCAATCCACGAAGATCTTTGTATGACGGACTTGGCGGCAACGTATGAAAGTGTTATGTTAAAGCAAGGATTAACTAACGAAAAAGAAGAAATTCCTTTTGCTGAATTGTATTTTAATTTGAAGGTTAAAAAGATTCAAGAGTCTATTGCAATTGCAGATTGGCAAGGCGATATTCTTTCAGGATCAGCACAATTGAGCCAGTATGATGGACTTGATAAACAAATTTTAGCTGCGGGAACGGCAGTAAACGGAAACCCAACAGGAATTACAGTTGCTACGGGATATACTTCTGCAACTATTATCAGTATCTTTTTAGGAATGGCTGAATTAATGCCTACTAATATTGCAGGATCTGACGATTTGAAATTGTATTGCGCACCAGCTCAATTCTTACTTTACCAAAGAGCAATTGCAGATGGTAACTACTTTCATTATGTAAGTGAAGGACAGTTTTATTCTATGCCTTTAATAGGATTCCCTAACATTGAAGTTGTTAGCGATCCGGGAATGACTACTATTGGTGGAGGTACTACTAATAACTGTTATATAATGAGAGCATCTAACGTACACATTGGAGTTGATCTTCCAGAGGAAGAAAGTACTGACGTTAGAAGTTGGTATGATCCTAACGATAGAATCTACAAAGTAACTATTGCTTTCCGTAGAGGATTGAATGTTGCTTTTCCTGACGAAATAGTAAGATTCGCATTAGTATAATATTAATATTTAAGGGAGTATAAAAGCTCCCTTTTTAAAACTATAAAAACATGGCTTGTAATTTATCAGCAGGATTTACTCGGGATTGCTCGGACTCAGTTGGCGGCATCGAGGAACTGTATTTGTTGCCGAGGGATTCGGTATCAACATTTACAGAATCAGGACACGAAATAACTGCAATCACAGATGGCGGTGCAACGTGGTACAAATATGAACTTAAAAAAGAAGTTGGAAGTATTGTTGCAACTACTACAATTGATCCTGCAAACGGAACAAGATTTAGCGAGGGAGTTGTAGCATTTTCAATTAATAAATTTAGTGCTACAAAAAGCAACGAGCTTCGCTTGATGGTGCTTGGACGTTTGGCAATTATTGTAAAGGACAACAACGGTGTATATTGGGGCTTAGGCTTTCAATCTTATGCTGAAGGACAATCTTTAGTAGCCAATACCGGTACGAGCGTTGGAGATCGTTCGGGCTACGATATAGAACTTATGTCAAAGGAGGCGGAAACACCCTATGAAGTGTCTGCTGCTACAATCGCCACTTTAACGATTGACGTATAAATTTCTACTTTTCTTCATAAATCAGAACGGGGATGCTTTTTAGTATCCCTTTTTTTTTTAATTTGTCAAATATTTCACATATATTAAATAAATAAAAGACTGAAATTATGTTTAAAAAGGGATTAAATGGTCAAGTTTGGCATGGAAAAGGCTTTAAAATCGAAATAAAAGAAGAAAATAAGGCTATTTTAAAAAAATTAGGTGCAGATGTATTCGAGCCTAAAAAGAGTAAAAAGGCAAAGGACAATGATAGTTCTGAATAAAAATGCAACGACAATTTTTGTAGCGACACTTTGGGAAAAAACAACCTTAACGGGAACTTATTATTATCTTTTTCAATTTACGTCAGCTCAAACGAAGGTCGATTATTATACTATAATAGCGGATATTTCTACTAATATAGATCGTTATAATATGTTTTCTTTTGTTGAAGGTGTGGACGATGCAATTAATGGGAAATTGATTTTAGGAAAAGGTGGATATTATAGTTACAAAGCTTTTGAGCAAGTATCTTCAACGAATTTAAATCCTACGGGATTAACGGAGGTTGAGTCTGGAAAAATGAGACTCCTTGATCCAACAGAATTACCAGACTTTACGGAGCATTCGGTTTCTCCTACTACTAACATTGTTTACAATCCATCTTGATATGAGCGTTAAATTAATTACATTAAATTTCAAAGGTTACGAATTACCTGTTTTCAAAGAATCCAGAAAAGGAGATTGGTATGAGTACGGAAGTGAAAGACCTTATAAAAATACATATCCAGAATTTTTAACAAAGCTTTATAATGAGTCAAGCAAACACGCAACGATTATAAATGCGAAAATTAATTTTATTGTCGGAAAGGGATTTG